TGTTTTTCGGGTTGACATAGCCGATAAATAGTGGTGCTACAGCTGCGATGGCTGCACCGAGTAGGTCGTTGGGATCGGTGTTGCCTGACATGTAAAGCGCTACTGCTGCTGCAATGGCGCTGTTGATGTAGGTCGAGATCATTGCTTTATCACTGGCTTTCATTTGTTGCCCCTGTCTGTTTGGCTTTTTTCATTCCGTTAGATGCTAATAGGCCGCCGAGTGATCCTGTAAGGAACACGACAACGGTTGAGAGTAAGTCAATAAAGGCCGCGTCATTTGGGGCCTGTTCAAGAGGCTGGCTGACGAACAGCAGTCCGATTACGAAGCCCAGCACAATTGCAGCAAAACAGACTGACATAGTTATGCCGACGATCAGGATTAGTCGTGCGTGTTTATCCTCTGGCGACATCACAGGCCATTTTTGTTGAGCATCTGTTCGGCTCAATGTTGTGTCGTGTTGTGCTGCATCCATTAAGCACCGCCGCTACCACTGCAACCATAAAAAGCAGCGCCGCATACTTTGCCCATCGCATTACGCCTCGGGTAGTGGTTTTGGTGATGGGTCAATCACAGGTGGCGGCGTAAAATCTTGGGTTTCGTAATTGTAAATAAAACCTACGCCTGCATAAGTTTTGTTAGGCAAATTGACAAATGTCTCTACCCATGTGCCGGGGTAACGATTAGGGTTTGCTTCCAAAAAATCTCGATGAACAACGGCAACATGCATAACCACATTGTCCGCATTAAGTTGTGCAAAATACTGATGATTTGTCATGACTTAAACCTCACATAAATAATTCCGCTGCCACCTGCACCACCTGATCGTGTTCCTGTTGGGCCGCCGCCGCAACCGCCACCGCCTGAACCACTATTAGCCGTTGCTGCGCTGCCAGCCGTGTTATATGCACCGCCCGCACCACCAATTGACGAACCACCTGCGCCACCAGTAGAACCGCCAGTATTGCCACCACCACCACCACCACCAGCAGACTTAAAAACTGCTGAACCTGAACCAATGAAAGTTGCGATGTCTTTACCTGCTGCACCTGCGCCACCGTTTACTGCACCTGCGTTACTTCCAGCAATACCACTCGCACCACCACCACCACCAGCAGCATAAGGTGATGGGTCATAGCCAGTACCACCGACTGAACCATCTGGCAAATCTAAATTGACATATGAAACAATAGTGACCGCTCCAGCATTTCCACCACTACTTGCGCCAGCACCACCAACCTGACCGATAGCGGCTCCGCCACCGTTGAAAGTGCCGCCCAAGCCACCACCTAATGCTTTCACACCGTCAATTTGGGATAGTGCGCCAGCAGTTGAAGGATTTGTTGAACCTGCTGCACCACCTGCACCAATATCTACAGTCGCGTTAGCCGACAAATAAATAGTTTGCTGAACAATAGAAGCACCACCGCCGCCACCGCCAGCAGGCACATTGTTGTTGCAGCCGCCGCCACCACCGCCGCCACCAACCAGCATTACATCAAACAAACCAGACTTTGTAACCGTCAAAGTTCCGTCACTTGTAAAAGTAAGCAGCGTGTACGCTACGCCGCCAACCGTAATACTTGACGAACTACCGCCCGTTGCTGTTCCATACGATGCACCGCCACCGCTAAAAAAAATAGCAGCACTAGCACTAGTAAAATAAAGCGTGCCACCCCCCCATTGTGCCAACGCTAAAGAGCCAGCGGTAGTTACCGTTGCTGTGCCAGCCGTAATCGTGCATGTGCCAGCACCAATGTTCTGAATGAAGAGTGTGTCGCCAGCTGCAAAGAGCGAAGTGTTCACGGTAATTGTAGTTGCCCCGGCATTGTTCATTACTACTCGAGTGCCTTTGTCTGCTGCTACAAGCGTGTAAGACGCTGTTTTGTTGCTGACAGTCTGGTTGTAGTCGTTGGCTTGCAACGCGTCCATTTGGGCTGCTGTTAATACTTGCCCTGCTACGAAGTCTTGTATTGCCATAAGTGCTCCTTATCCTAAGACATTTTCTGTGTCGATTGTGCCATATACCAGATCATCCAAGATCAGCTCAAAGACCAGCGTTGTTGGGCTTGTGAACAGGGTGATGCGGTGGCCTGTCGAGAGGTCGATCTCGTGTTGAATGCCCTCGATGGCTAGTTCTTGTGCCAACGATGTAATTGTGTTGCCGCTGGTAAACGACTTTTCTATGGTGACCGTGTTGCCGATCTCGAGCACTGCCACGGTGTCGCGCTGGGCATCGGTTAGGGATGCAAACAGGGTCGACACATTGGTGTAACGCGCTTCAGGCTGGCCTACCAGCAGATACTCGGCAAGGGCTAGGGCTGCCGTGTTGTCGTGAACTAGCGCATCGCCAATGGCTGTGGTCTGAATAAAGTAGGTGGCCTGCGAGGTCAAGTCCTCGGCGATCTCGGGGACTGTTGCCCCAGCGTGGGTTACTGACGCTCTGTTAATGACCTGATTAGCCTCAAACGAGATGCCCACATTGTCGTAAGGTATCGCTGTGCCGTCATCGTGGAAGTCCGCTACTGACGCTGAAAGCGTGTTACCGATGCGGTCTTGGAATGTAAACACGCCGTCACGGGCAATAAAGATGCGTCCCTGCACAGACTCGTTAATCTTTGCTGTGTAGGCAGCGACCGATGTGCCATTCGGGACGGTGTAGGCAGCTGCACCGCCAAGGGTGATCGTCGATGTCTCAATGTTCTGCTCACCCGGCAGCTGAAAAGCATTAACCTCAGGCAGGGCTAGCAGCTCAACTAGTCGAGCGCTGGCAAGTTGCTCGCTGACATTCCACTCGTCTAGGTAGGTCTGGCTCAGCAGATAAAAGTCATCAGCGCAGGACACACTAACGGTATCGAGACCGCCTAAATTAAAGTTGTAGTTGTAGTCGACGATGTAGCCGTTAAACAATTCTTCTCCCTCACGACTGAGGACGACCTTACGCATAGGTGCTAGACCCGGCACAGCCTGATCAGTGTCGTAATAGGGTGACTGCGTATCAAACGGGTTAAAGATGCCGCCTGTAAAAGTGTCGTTGAGATCAAAGCTCATCGTGCCAGCAGTGAACTGGTCGCCGATGTCTCTGCGTCCACGAAACACGCTGATGCCTGTAGCACCGTCGATTACGGATGCCAGCTCTGTCGTGCCGTCCAGCACATACTCGGTGTTATTAAGCACACCCTTTTCTGCATCGTCCAAAGTAAATGCGTCTACGAGGAAGCCTGTAGCGATCTTAAGATCGTAAGACCCTGATTGGACGATCGTGGCAGCCATTAGGCGACCTGTATTTGTGCTGGGCCGTCCACTCGGTTCATGGCTTTAATGCTGTTTACTACAGCGCGCCCGATGTCTGCTGATGTGGCTAGACCGCCGTTGACATTAACTGTGATCGGTGTGCCGCGCTCGACCATGAACTGATCAAAGAGGCTAGAGAAGTCGCCAGCGTTGCCTGTAATGCCATAGTTGCCGCCCATGTTGCCTGCGTAGTTCTTAGATAGGTCTAAAACGCTTGAGGACTTGCCACCACCGCCACCAGCAGCTGGGGCTGGGGCTACTAACGCCGACTCAATCATTGCCATAGGGCTGGAGCCAATAGAGCCTGTGCCGCCTTCACGCGCGAAGCCTGAGCCTCGAGCAGCTGGGGTGTCTAGTTCTGGCAGTGCTGTGTACTCAAGCATTGGGACAAGCGGTATCAAGTCGATGCTTACACCCGGTATGACATTAAGCGCGTTAATCAGTTGATTCAGTCCGATAATCGCGGCGTTAATAATTTGGTTTATACCGTTGGCAACTACTTTGACCGAGTTATATACGCCGACAGCAAACTGCTTAAACGGCAGCATGAACTCTGCAATGGCTCGAGGGCCTTCGCGGTACAGCTCGTAAAGCGCGGCAAGGGTAATCATGACTACGCCTAAGCCTTTAGCGAGCACACCAGCTGATAGCGATACCGTGGTGAATGAGCCTGCCAGCACAGCGTTAGCTGCCGTGATAACGATCTGTAAGGCGTTGTAAGCCTTCATAGCAATGTTGGCGGTAACTATGGCTGCTGTCATTGCTGCAATAGCGCCGATCACAATGAGCAGTGCCTTGGTGTTGTCTTGTAAGAATGTGGTGAAGTTCAGGACTAGCGGCAGCAGTTTCTCCATGACAGGAATAAACGCCGCGCCGATGCTCTCCTTCAGTTCATCCATTTGGATGCCAAAATTCTTTAGACCGCCTTCAGCACTATTGGCAAAAGTTTCAGCTGCACCGCCCACCGAATTGTTAAGCGCCTGCATGATCTCATCGGCGCTCGAGGACGAGTCGATCACGCCCTTTAGCGATGGGTCTAGTTTGATAAGCGCAGTCGTCTGACCTGCGAGGGCTTTAGCAACCGCGACGCTGGCAGTCTCCATGTCGATGTTTTTGGCTGTAGCCAGATCAGCAGTGACCGCCATTGCTTTCTGAGACAACTCAAGCGAGCCTGTAGCGCGCACAAGGTTTGCCAAGGCTGGGCGCAGCTGATCGTCAGCCATAGCGGTCTGCTTACTAAAGGCGCTAATGGACTGCTCGACCGCTTTGATCTGGGCATCTGTGGCTTGTGTCGTTACGCGTAACTGGCGAGCCAACTCAAGCTGTGCGGCTTCGTCTTCCATTGCCGCTTTTGTGGCTAGACCAATGCCAGCGGTCAATGCACCGAGCGCAGCAGTAGCAGGCAGAAACGCTTTTTTGAGTGCGAAGCCTGTTTTTGCTCCTACGCCGTCTAGCTGCTGAAACTGTTTGATGGCTTTGTCAACGCCGCCACCTTGGAACTCGCTAATGATGGGGATAGACAATGCCATTAGTTCAGGTCTTTCTGTATTTCGTTAATGGTTTTAAGCACCATCTTTTCCATTTCGCCCTCAATACCGCGTCGTGCTTTATAGACCGCTGGGCCAATTAGTCGAGTCCTACCCGGCATCGCCATTGCAAAGCCACGCTCAGAACTAACCGAGTCAAGTGATGTGCCTAAACGGTTGCTGTCTTTACGGCCTGCACCCTCAAACACTGCTGTCGCTGGGTTCTTTTGCTCGATCAGGATTACACCGACAGCATTGCGTCGAGTGTCAAACCGCATCTTTACACCTGACTGTGCGCCCGAGATTGTAAACGGGAATATCTTGCGGCCTCGATCAGACCACTTACGCGCCATGCCTGACAATGGAAACTGGCTGTATGCAAGTTTTGCAGCCTGAATGGCTGGCTGTGCGATCGCTGTTGCTTCAGCCTTAAAGTCTTTTTGCAGCTGTGGGTCGATCTTGCGTAGGGCGTTAATCGTTTCCTTAAGACCGACTACTTCGACGCTGTGAGAGACAGGCATAGTTACTTCTTGCGGTGCATCTGCTCAAGCACATAGGTGACAGTGTTCAGGTCTCGCATAGTGAACTCAATCTCCTTTGGCCAGAAGCCTGTTAACGCTAGGACTTCGCAGAGGCTTCGCCGCCAAGTCCCTCGATGAAAGGGGTCTCGTCTGCTACCTCGTTGATAGGTGTAATGGTCATGTCAGGGTTCTCGGCAACCCACTCGCGCCAGTTGGCTGGCACTTTGTCTCCAGCAAGTTTGCAAAGCGTAAAAGCCCAGCAGCACATGTCGCTGAAGCCAATGCCTTTGCCGTCTGCTGATCGACGGTTCTCTGTTCGTTCCCAGTCAACAATGGCAAGCATGTTGGTAGTCATCTCACGCGCTGGCTTACCGTCGCCAAGGTCGATGGATAGTTTGACTTTCATTGTTTCTCCTTTGTCGGGCAAGGCTCCGCTTGTGCGGTCTTGCTACTTGTAATTCTCAGCGGCTGATGCCGCGAGATCATGCGACGGCTTTAGTTAAAACTCCACCAGAGAAGGTGAGGTCAATCGTCGATAGCTCACCGAGCGAAGCGTTGATCGGTGTATGTGCCGACAAGAACGCGCCCGTCAAAGTGTACGAAGGGTTCGCAGCACCGACAGCCGATGAAGATGGCTTTAAGACAAGCGTCGTTGTTGTGCCTACAAGGCTGTAAATGCTGGCTTCAGTCTCCGAAGCTGCATATGACTGATAAAGAGTTACGGTGACAGTGTTCGAGTACAGGCCAGATGTGAAGCTGCGCGAAGTGTTGGAAAATGTCGTGTTCTCTAATTGCTCCGACACATAGTTGATTACCGCGCTTGTGCACTGATCGGACAAGTCCACCGAGTTGATCGTGATGCTTGGGTTAGAAAGGTAAGTGCTGCTGATAGCCATGTCTATTGCTCCTTGGGTTCTGATTTGACTTTAGATGATTTCTTCTGTGTGTCGGTGGATATCAGGCCGCCGTCGAGCAGTGCGTCAATGTTGACACCGTCCTCGGGGATGAACTGATCGCCCGGGGTTCCGAGGCGTGGGCTGATAATGAAGTATTGGTACATAGTTTCTCCTTATGCGCTTTGTGCTTGTATGCCACAGTCGAGGTCGTAACACGGGAAGAGCTGCCCACCAATTTCTAGGTTGCTGGGACGGCCTGCCATAACGATGATCGGACTGAGTAAAACTTTGCTGACGATGTCGAGAATTGAGCGCAGCACTGGTAGGCCTGCTGGCCCTGATCCAATGACCTTGATTGGGAAGTCCATGCGGATGATGTTGCCATTGCCAGCGATCGTCGTGAAGGATGGCGCGTCAATGTAGACACAGTTGGGCACGAGTTTTGTGGGGTCGTTGACTACTCGCAGGCCAGTGACCGCTGTGAGTGTGGTCGTGAGGCTGTCTATAGCCCCGTTGAGAGCGTCTGTGTAAGCCATTAGGCGCAGGCAGGCCTGTCGATGCCAAGCAACTGTTTAACGAT